TATTTAGTATAGCAGGTGGGGGAAGATTCGTCAACCCCCAAAAGTTGAGCAATTATACCCAAGTTAGTTTGCTCTCGTAATCGTAAGCATAGACCTCACGATTACCTTTGATGCCCCATCCCAACCAGTAGTATGCATGTGTCATGTACTGGGGAATGGTGTCACCATGTCCTTCAAACTCAGGCAGGACACGTTGGAAGATAGGTTCGTTAATCATCCAGCGAGTCTGACCTTCGAGTGAAGATGGGTCACAAGAGAACCTGGCACAGAAGTTGCCAAGACCCTTGTAGCGACCGATAGAAGTCCATTGAATCAATCCATACCCGCCGACCTTACACTCAGTGTAGGAGACGCGAGCACCACCCTCACAGATGTTGGGGATGAACTTACTCTCTTGCTTGATGTTTCCCATCAGTGTAGCAAGAGCATTCTTATCAGTAATGTTTGTCCTCTCCTGAAGTTGTGAGAGAACATACTGCTCTTCAACAGAGCAAGTAGGACATTGCCATGAAGGTTCTGGTTCTGGTTCTACTACCTCAGCAACACCCTCAGGAAGTGGTGGTGCCTCTGGAAGAGTCATCAGGAATGGTGCTGCCACTGCGACTGCTGCAGCAATGATAGGATACGACATAGATTTCATCAGAACCTCATTACTATATCACATAAAAAACGGGGCGTCAACTGGATTGTGCCAGTTACCCCGTTGGTTGCGACGACGATATGTTTTTATTTAGTCGCTTTTTATCTGTATAATGATACGATTGTTCTCGTAGTCTGCTTTAAATTCAAGTTTTTCTTCATGAGACCAGCAAAGTTCTTCATAAAGCATGTTCAAAGTTTCCATATCTTCGTAGAGTGCATTTGGATTGGTCAATAGTCTCTCCGAAAAAGGTATTTATCACCAAATACCAGGAATGATTTGACCTGTCAGAGAATATGCTCCAAGAGCAGCGATGACTCCAATCATTGCTGCCCAACCGTTGATGCGTTCTGCGTTTTCGTTCATTGTTTTGTCCTTAGTAGAGTTGAATTGATTAGATGCCGAAGGCACCAAAGAAAAATACACTGCCAGTAGTCGCATATGAAATAACTGCTGCTGCAAATCCAATCATAGCGGTACGACCATTGAGTTTTTCTGCTCTTTCAGCATAGGTCTCGATGCCGTATCTGTCAAGGGATTCCTTTGACATGTACATGGTGGGTTCTTTAGCGAACAAGTTTTGTTGTCCTTGCTCATTGGTTGTTACAGTCATTTCCTTTTGTAAAGATTTATGTCCTAATTATATAGGAATAATTAAGAGTTGTCAAGTGATTTCAAATATTAAGATTTGAAATGTCATAAAAAAGGACTCTTAATGAGTCCTTTCAGGTCTTGTCATGCACGCCACCAATTTTTTTATAAGGATAAATTGGAAACCCTGCTGCGTCGTCGAGTGTATGAACATCTCTCATGCGGTGAAAAACCATCTAGTTTAGAGTCTATTGGCAAAGACTATGAGAATGTAATCACATCATTCCCCTGACTAAAACCTCCTAGTCCAATATCAACAGGTTGTGCTGCTTGGGTAAGATAATCAGAGTCATACATATCCATTACATGATCAATACCATCTAATTTAAATGATAGATTGGTTCTATTTAGTTGTTTTTCAATTGCCTTCATACCTTGGTAGTGACGCCAGATTTCACCTTGGGTGTTAGCATCAACTTCGCTGTTCATAGCGGCGGTGACACATTCTTTGAGGGCATCTACTGCTTTCTGATAGGGATTCATAATTGTCATGGTTTTACTCGGTCGCGAACGTAACATGGAACACCTTCAGGGTCTAACCATTTGGTGTATTCAAAGTCTTCCATAGCGGTGCTGATTTGCATACCATTGTCACAGAGATACATGTCTTTGTAACGTTTGGTCCACTCATCAAACTTCTGAATTCGGTAGTCAGGGAACCCGTTGTCGAGTTCCCCAACAGAGACATACCGATATGGCGAGCGTTCAAGAAGAACTTTAGGAAGATTTTTCACTGAGGTCATAATAAAATAAGTCTTGTTCAAGTTTAGTTAAGAGGATATCATAATCCTCATCGACATCACCATAGAAATCGACACCTTTCTCCTCGTAGTGTTTCAGTACCTGATTATAAATGACAGGATACTCGGTGTCAAGTGTTACTTGTCTGTCAACGGATTCGTAAAGAATTTCGAGACAGGAAGAAAACTTCTGTGCTGTAGTCATATACTTTCCTCAAGTAGACCGTATGCCCCGAAGGGCAACGGGTCAGGCAGGACTCGAACCTGCGACCGACTGCTTAGAAGGCAGTTGCTCTATCCATCTGAGCTACTGACCCAGTGGCAGTCTTAGGTTCTTCCAATTCCAATTCAGCAAAGTGATGCAACTGGTCAACAAATAAGTCGAACAGTGCGTCTTCGTTACTTAATGCCTCGTAGAACTCTGTGTTCATGGTGAACTCCCCTTGACTACCCTGTAATTATAGCAGACGACTCAGCGAGCGTCAAGCGTTAGGTGTGCCAGTTTTGAAATAGTCTTTACGCATGTACCGACCAAGGATGTTTGAGTTGTAAAATGCTGGTGTGCCATCTTCAAATGCCTCCGTAAGTACATTATTGAGAAATAATTGTCGGGTCTCTTCAAAGTTTGTGAGTCCCTTGGTTTTATGTAGGCTGATTATATCCCGTTTATAGGCAAGATTCCCGAACCGCTTCCGTTCTTCAGATAATTCAGCACTGCTTCCGTAGTATCGTTTCCAGTCACTTTCAGATTTAACTCGCCTACCTCCAGTTCTAGGCTTTCGTAACTGCTGAAAATATTTTCTTCCGATGTATCTCTTCCCAGTGAGACTATTTGTAATACAATAGACAAAACCATAATAGTCGTCAATGTCCTTAGATAGAAAAGGTTGTCCTTCAAAAATCCAGGGGTTTTCATAGTCAATTTCTTTTTCATTAGTCGGTTTCTCCGTCGTCATCGTATGTGTGTACTCGTCTCACATTCTCACTATCTAGGTAGGATTCTGTATCGGAGTAAACTTCTGCCTTGAGTTCGTATAAAGCAACTTCAAGGTCGTGTATCAAGACTTTTAAATTGTTTTTATTCATACTCGATATTCTTGTAGGACTTTTAGAACTTCATTGTATGCATAGTGGGCACCATCACACCATTGACCCGTTTTACCTGCCTGGTTTTCCATTTCATATAACTCTGTCTTCAGTTTATGGAGACGAGATTCCATATCAATCTTCAACATTTGTGACCTAGGCATTAGATTTTCTCTTGTAGTGCTGTCCAATCTTTATCAAACTGTTCTAGACCTTTATCGGTAAGAATATGTTTGTAGAGTTGATAGAACATGGGTAGTGGAATTGTACAAATATCAGCACCCACTCTAAAGGCATCTGATACTTGAATAGGGTCTCTGATAGATGCTGCAAGGATTTCAGTTTTGACTTGATGAGTTGCAAATACATCTGCAATCTGTTCAATCAAATAGATTCCATTCCAGTGCTGGTCATAAACTCTACCAACGAATGGAGAAACATATGCAGCACCTGCTTTGGATGCTAAGATTGCCTGCGCTGTACTGAAGATGAGTGTGACATTTACTTGTACATCATCGTTTGCAAGTTCTCTACATGCTTTCAGTCCTTCGACTGTGCATGGAACTTTGATTGTAATATTAGGTCCGATATCCAAATACTCTGCTGCCATATCAAGCATCTCTTCTGCAGTATCTCCAACTACTTCAGCAGATACTGAAGAGTTCCATGGAAAAATTGCTGAGATTTCTTTGATGATGTGCTTAGGGTCTTGACCTGCCTTCAACATAAGACTGGGGTTTGTTGTAACTCCATCTATTAGTCCAGTCTCGAATGCAGCAGAAATAAGTTCTGGGTCGGAACAGTCCAGAAAAAGTTTCATGACTCTCCTTATAGGTTGTCAGTATTTATTATACTAAAAAAGCACCCCTAGGGGTGCTTTGTGTTCGTATTCAAATAATAAATTATTTGATGTAAGTTTTACCACGATAGCAGAAAGTCCCGTGAGACTCTTTGCTTTCTACACAACGGGTAGAATACTCAACGCCACGATATGTGGTCATAGCAATTCGTGCGTCGTGTAAAGCAGATGCTTTGTTAATCTGCTTCTTGATGATGTTTAGTGTGTTCATGAGGTTACTCCTGAAGATAGGGTGGTTTATTCCCCCGTTCCTTCAGTCGTGTGCGTCCCATGGATAACATTCAGGTGTTGATTCCTTCATGACCTCAATCAATTCCACCTTATATTCAGGAGGAATATTCTCATTTGTTTTCATCCGAAACATAACTGCATCGGCTTGAGCACATGTGAGTGATGAATAGAATAGTAATTCAATCATGGGATGAACGGCTCCGTTCCGCGACTTACTTGCGTCCCCGAAGGGATGAACGTAAAGTGTGATGAATCCATCACAATACTATTTATAGCATAGATTATTTTATCTGGTAGTTCAGTCAGATACATTTTTGTTTTTATTTAAGTATCGGTCGCTTGCAAGATCTGTGATAAGAGTCATACCACTATCAACAAAGTCCTGACTTTGGTCAACACCATGCCTGGTGTTACGCTCCATTTGCTGTCGTTGCTTTCTTTTTTCGTTATCCCACATAACTTCAGCAAGAGGATTACCCTCTTGCCCAGCTTCGGTTAACATCTCATCATAGAGAGAATCCAGCGAAGGAGTCTGATTTGACATCTTGTTTGATTCCGCCGATGACATAGCTTTCAATCTCCGTTTCTTGGGGTGCATTTTGTTGTCCCTTACTATTTAACCAAAACTCTGTCCAGGGCAATGGGTTATTTTTAGCAGGGATATCGAACATTGGTTTGATACCAATCGCTTTCATACGGCGATTGGCAATCCACTCAACGTAATTGTGTAGTAGGCGTTCATTAAGACCGATCATAGAACCGTTCTTAAACAAATAATCCGCCCACATTTTTTCTTCGTCTACAGCACGTTGGAACATGCTCTTAACGTAACCTAACTCTTCATTAGCAATCTTTTGCATCTCAGAATCATCGCCTTCTTCCCACTTACGAAGAATATTTTGAGTGAGATTCAAGTGCTGAGATTCATCCCTGGCAATTAATGAAAGAATTTTTGCACTACCTTCCATGAGTTTGTTCTCACCGAAAGCAAATGAACATGCAAAACTAACATAGAAACGAATACCCTCAAGGATATTCACATTAGCAACTGCACGATACAGTTTACGCTTCAATTCTACTCTATCATACTGTCCTGCATAATGTCCATCCTTTGCCAGTTCCCACATAGTACTTGTATCATACTGATGGGCATGATTAATAAAGTCATCATAGGATTCAGTAACAGATGATGCCCGAGAGAGAATCTTCTCGTCATCTAAGATGGTATCAAAGACCTCTGTAGGGTCCGAGTATACATTCTTGATGATGTAAGTATAGGAGCGACTATGAATCATCTCCATAAACTGCCACACATTCATACATGCTTCTAACTCAGGGAGTGAGCAGTAAGGGCTAAAAGCCATCCCAGGACCACGCCCTTGTACGCTATCCAACATGNNACTTCTTCTGGTCTCCAAAAATAACCCAGTTGTTGCTGAGTTAATTTGTCAAACACAGGATACTTATAGGAGTCATATCTTTGGACTCCCAATGGTTGACCAAAGAACATTGGTTGTTTCTTTGTATCTACTTTGTTGCTGTTAAATACGGTCATTCCTTTAACTTCAGATCTTGCAGGATTCACAGTCATCGTCTTCCTCGGATTCTAGAATTTGGTCAATAAGATTATCAACGTTTTCCCTTACAGGTTCATCATCGCCATCTTTCTTATTATCATATGTGTTTTGATAATAAGATGTCTTCCATCCATACTTGTAAGTAGTAAGAAGATCATTTGCCATCACAGACACAGGCACTTCATTATCAGGGTAGTTCTCTGGATTGTAACTCCAGTTACCAGAGATTGCCTGGTCAAAGAACTTTTGAATTACAGCAGTAACTTTGATGTAACCATCATTGTTAGGCATATCCCAAAGCAGAGTGTATGCATTTTTCAATGTAGTATACTGTGGAACAATCTGCTT